TACCCCTTTTGATTTCATATCTAATAGACATGGAAATAGTCGTGTCTCTAAATCAAAGATACTAGATAACTCTTGCTTAATTAATTCTACTTTAAAATACTGCCATAGTCTTAATGTTAAGTCTGCATCTTGTTCGGCATAAGGACCAACATACATTGCCGGTAGTTTATACATCTGTGCTTTTGCATCAACACCCCACTCTTTTGCGGCTTCATATAATAAACCTTCTGACTTTGTTTCTTTGAGATAGTCTTTACCTAATTCGTTTAGTGAATATCTAAATCTATTTTCATCGATAAGTGGCGCGGCTATAAGTGTATCTATAATTTTACCTTTTACTTCTACACCCCACCATCTAAGCCAGCCTACATCGTAAGCGGCGTTATGAAATACTTTATCACATGGTAGGTCCATGATCTTTTGTACTTGACGCTTGAGTATATTCTCATCAAAGTTACCACCACCCTCATGACGTATAGGGAAGTAACCTTTCCAACCTTCAACAGCAATAGCAACACCGGCTATGTAGCCATTGTTGATAGCCCAACCCGGACCTTTTGTTTTAATGTCTGGATCGTATGTCTCTAAGTCGACAGCTATTTCTTTTGCTTCAGAAAGATTAGGAATCTTTTCTGGTGGTGTCCACTCACTCGGTGTTTGAAATAGAGGTATCTGTTGTGCCATCTTCTTTCCTGTCATTTATCTCACCCGCAATCGCCGCATATCCCGCCATGTCTATGTAACAATCTGTTGTAGGTCTGTGTTTAAGTCTTGCCACTTTTACAAGTAGCATACATATAGCTACATCATGTGCTGATATATTATAGTCTAAATATGCACTCCATAAGTTTGCAATGTTCTCATGGTTTTGATATTTATCACCGTAGTCGTGTTGACGTTGACCCGTAACAATCTTTGCCGCCGTATCTAAATATTCTCTAGTCTTCATCTTTCTCCTTTTTGTTGATAGATCTTAAATCATTTGTAAGTAGTTGTAAATCAAGTAATAATATTTTTAATTCTTGATCAACTTTCTCACGGTTTAGTTTTGGTAACTGTGCACGTATCTTACGTATTTGTTTCTCTGTTACACTGACTTGTTTCAATGCAGTATCTATTGTAAACATTAAAATGCCTCCGTAAATTCTCTGTCCGTTTGTGAACGAACTATATTCAAAGTGTTTCTTGCACGCGTCATTCCCACATAGAATACACGTCGCTCTTCATCTCGTTGTGACCAATACGATACATCAGCCTTACGAGTTAAATCTGTTAACAGCATTACGTTATCTGCTTCACCACCTTTTGATCCGTGTATCGTGGACAGTTTGATCCGTGGTGCGCGTCTAATGTTTTCTTGACGACGCAAACACATACGTACATACGTTTTTTTAGTAGACTCAATATTTTCTAGTGCCTTAAACCAAGGTAAATCTTTATCTAATTTTAATCCATAACTTTCTTTCAACATATCAAAGGTAAACATTCTATCTTTATCTACATTCGCCATGCCTTTAAATTTTTTATCGACACCTGTTTTTATTTTTACATAATTATAAAATGCTTTTACTCTTTTTATATCCAACTCTTTACCTTTACGAACATCTTCCCATGCTAATATAGCTTCATGCACACGTTTATTAATAGATGTCTTATCTCCTCGTTCATAGAAGTAACCATAAATTTTTAATTCTTCTTCTAATTTATCTAAACGGTAGCCATCTCTTGCTAGTACTAACCACTGTCCTTCTTTCATTTTTTGTAACTGTTCAACCGGGTGTATATTTACTTGACCTTTTTCATCACGCGCTGTCCATTCTTTATCTACTCTATCTTTGACACGCTTAATTAATTTATTTGCTTTTGCATGAATAGACTCTGCTAATCTATATGACTTGTTTAGTATGGTTCGTGTTCCGTCCATGTTCATCAAGAACTCTGGTCTTGCACCCGCCCAACGATAGATTGCTTGATCATCATCACCGGCTATGTATACACGCTTTGCTTTTGTAATAACACGCTCTACCATTTTCCATTGCAACCAACTAAGATCTTGTGCTTCATCTACAATCACCACATCAAAGTTTGGCATAAGGTCATAATGTTTTTTATTGAAGTCTACAATCATGTCAGTCATGTCATATTTGTTTCTTTCTATTTTGTAATCATGCAATGACTTATCAATGTATTTTAATTTACGCAAACCACCTTCAATGTTTCCAACATCGGGATCATTGAAATAAGCTTCGGATGTTAGTCCTCGTATCTTTGCACCATCAATGACTTGCATAAAGATATCATCGGGAAAACCTGCACCATATTTTTTTATGTTGTTATTTGGATTACTTAGTTTTATCTGTGTCTTATCAGATATTCTTTTGTAATCCTCATCACTCATAATGTTCTCATCTTTTAGGTGTAACTCTCTGTATGCTAAACTATGTAGTGTGCGAAAGTTTGAGAAGTCTTTTATGTTGTAGTTCAACTGTGAGATAGCACGAGATAATGCTTCATCTGCCGCTTGATTGGTAAAAGCAAGATAAGCAATCCTGTGCGGTGCTACATTGTTTTCACGCAACTCTTTTTCTACAATGCGTAGTAAGTGTGTTGTCTTACCTGTTCCCGGTGGACCAAAGATAATATTTCTATCCATTAAAAAGGTGTCTCCTCAGTCATGTCTGGTGTATCAAACTCATCACTACTTTTTTTAATCCAAGGTACATACCAAAGATACGCTGTCTTACCTTTTATTTTTCTTCTTACATCTCCGCCGCCTAATTTATTTCTAATATGTGCTGTCATCTCTGTTCTATTAAAATCTTTAAAATCATTTCTTTTTAAAAACTTTTGTAACCACTCTGATTTAAAGTATGCAGTGTCTTTTTTTACCTTACCTACTTTTTCATCATATTCTCTTTCTTCAAAGAATGCTTTACCCATATCTATTTCATCTATGTTTTCTGCTTCACCTTGGTCTTCTAAAAAACGTTCAAGTAAAGTTTCAAAAACACCTGTCTTTGTAATTTCATGTGGCATCTGTATAACAACAACAGTATCTAATAACATTTGTATTCTGCTGTCCCAGTCACCCGGTCTCATCATGTTAGGCATTACATTAATCTCATTCATACATGCTTGTCTAAATTTATGTTGATTGTAAAATTGATCTGTTGATAGTTTTAATATTCTACCATCAATATTTAAAAACCACGTTGACTCATCACTCTCAAACTTTGTTAAGTCACTGACTTGATGTTCAAAATTATTACCGATACCATATTGTTTACCTCTACATAAACTCTGTGAACATACTGCACACATCGGTTGATCCTTACATTTGTATTGATAATCTTTTTTCTCATGCTGTCTTATTGTTTTAACAACTTGTTGTGCCGGTAAGGGTGTCTCCATATACTTATGATTAAACTCTTCTATTTTTGCTTGCCATTCCTCTGGCCATTTCTTTTTTGCATACACAGCGTATTGATATAGTGTGTTATCTCTTCCGCCGGGTGGTATGCCTTGTGACATCAATGTAGACAAACAAGGTGGTCCGTCTTTTAACTCAACATCATTCTTTCTTTTTACTTGAAATTCTTTTAAACTTTTTTCGGTCGTACAATAACGGTCATATAAAGTAAAGAAATCGCTAAGACTACTAGCGCTACCATCGTCGCTATAGCCATGACGCATAGAATCATCACCACCGTGATAGGGAAGATTAAGAAAGTTTCCAGTGTCTCCGCGATCTGCTTTAATTTCAATTTGTTTTGGAAATATTTCACAATTTGCATAACCTAACTCTCCCGCCCATTCCTGTAATTTATCGCGCACAAGTTTAGCTTGTACTGGTTCTTTTGTAAATAAAAATACATGTGCACCACCACTCTTTGATCTACACATAACAAGTGGTAATTCTAATTCTCTTATCTTTCTTACAATCTTTTTATGATCTAGTGGATATGTATCTATATCTATACAACCCCATATACATTTTGAATCATCACGTATTGGTATGATACCAAGACTAGGGTCTTTACCCTCTATATGATCTATCCATAATTGATCTGTAACAGGTGCTTTCTTTATAAAAGCTTGTCCGCTTGCTTTACCGTTTACTAATTGACCATCACTTTTATACTGACCATATGCACGATCTAGTCCATAAAAAATATTCTTAAATTTCTTTACTCTTTCTTCCATATCTACTCACAAATTAAAAGGGGCGGTTGCCCGCCCCGTGTTAGTTAAAACGGAACCTTTTGATCACCGGTAGAAGACTCTTCCTCATACTTAACTTTGACTTCACCTTTGTTTACACTTTCAGCAAATGCTTTAGCGATATTATAAAGGTTAGCATCTTCAAGTTGAGACTCTCTACTAACTTCCCAACCATACCAGTTACCTTTATCGTTACCCTCTTTTGTAGTTTTGAGGCGATAGTAGTGACTGTAAGATGGTGGAGTAAATAATCCATTCTTACCATTTAATTTTAGGTTAAGTAACATAGAGTTCCACTTTCTACTCTTTTTAAGCTGTGTAGCTTTCATTGTAATCAAAGCCGGAGTTGCATCTCCTTGCTCAGTTACAAGTAGTACATAGTGGTTGCCACACGTCTCAACATAGTTTCCGTTTTCTAAACGGTCTTTGTTGTTATCGTCTCGTGTAGTTTTTGTAAGTATGTCACTTGAAGCATCGTAGACATTTATCGGAGCACCCGATCCCTGTCCTCTGTCAGCCCACTCAACGTATTGACGTTGATACGCACAAGGTAGAACACGAATACCATTTGATCCGTCATACATATCATTAGTGACTGTATTAAAAATCATTCCGGCTTTTGCACCTTCTAGTTCTTCGAGTTCTGGTGATAACTGCATCAAGACTTTTAGTCTCGGTGTCGCTAAGTCATCTTGCGATATGTTTTCAAGGCCGCTATGTGCGTCCCCTTCCATCAAATCTAGACTTAGTGCAGGTAATTGACTTTCTTCTTTTTTTACAACATTAGCTTTTGCCATATGTATCTCCTTTTTACTTTTTACTTATTTTAGTTTCGGCGCCAACAAAGACTCCGAAAGTGTCCATCGGTAACTCACTACCCTCAGTTATTTGTTCTCGAACAAATGCTTTGAGAGTCATGGGTTCCACCCAGACCTTCTGTGTATGCTCATACCCTAATGAATTTATGCTGTCAATAAATTCATTTGCAGATTGATCCTCACCTTTACCGAACGTAGCTGATACTTGGTTTTTAATCAAGTCACCATGTCCGTTATCACGAAGCCAGTTAAATGCTTCTTCGCGATGTCTTACTGGAATAGAAGCTTGTACTAATTGTTTCACCTTTACAGATGAACCATCTTTTAGTGTTAAACTTTCTAATCCTAATTCTGACATTTTTGCCGGAATTATTTCTTGTGACAATTTACGAGCGGCTTTCGCTTTCGCTTTCAACTGCTCTTCTAGTTGTCTCATCTCCTCTTCTAGTGACGCTTGTTCCGCGCACAAATCAGCCATTTCTTTTAAAGAATTATCACCGATTGTTGGCATGGTCACATCACTTTCCATTTCGTCTAATAAGTTACTCATCAATTTCTCCTCTCTCAAATAAGTTAACCTCAATAGGATAGTATTTATATTCTCTCCTATCCCATTTTAAGCATTTAAATTTACCACGATTTTGTGTGGCGGCTATAGCACATGCAATACCAATAGCAGACGGATCACCCATCAATAACAAGTAATCATCATCATTAAAGTTTCGTAGTTTGTAATTTATTCTTTTTACTGTTGGACCTGTACTCAAAACTAATTGAGAACCCTCTGGTAATAGTAATTCTAAATCACCAAACTTTTCTGCACTGAGTATATTTCTACCCGGCACTTCTTGAACTACAAATACTGTCATTCTTTCTCCTTCTATTTTCCATATACCATTGACAAAATGTTTTGCAAGTGTTATTTATAAAATAAGAATTAAAGAAGGACGACATTATGGATTATAAGTTTAAGACAGAGCCATACGCTCATCAACTTCATGCGTTAGGTGCAAGTCACAACAAAGAAAACTATGCTCTGTTTATGGAGATGGGTACAGGTAAATCAAAAGTATTAGTTGATAATATTGCTATGCTGTATGACAAAGGTAAAATAAATGCCGCATTAATTGT